GTAGAATTTGGTTTCACTATGTTGGCAAAGTCCATTGAAGCAGTGTTGACCCCAGATGAACGAATTATCATCAAAGATTTACCAGTAAAAGAAATAAAAGATTTTATTGACTCAATGACCAGACAACAGTTTGAAAAACTTGGAGAGTTCTTGAACCACATTCCAGCGTTAGGGTTGGATGTCGAATGGACTTGTGAAAAGTGTGGTAAAGAGAATGAACATAACCTGAAAGGACTACAAGATTTTTTTTCCTAAACCTCTCGCATGATAGTCTTGTAAATCACTATAAGACTAACTTCTTTATGATGCACAACTACAGTTATTCGTTAACTGAACTTGACAACATGATGCCGTGGGAGAGGCAGATTTATGTAACCCTCCTAGAACAATGGTTGGATGAGGAGAAACAACGACACGAAGAACAACAACGTAAGTAAAATGGGACAGACATGGCACTCAGTAGACAAGACATAGCAAGACAAGAGGCAATCGCAGCAGCGGAAGCAGAGGCTGCTGATGATACTATAAAGTTGTTACGAAAAGTATCTGACAAACTAGATCGGGACGCACAACTAGCAAAAGAATCCCGACAAATAAATCTTGAACTTGCTGAGATAGCAAAGCAGGATGGGGATGACGAAGCTGCTAGGGAGTTAATGGCAGATGCTGTTGCTGATCTTACGAAGGCTAGTTTTTTGGTTAGGGCCGCAAGTAAAGAGGATGCAAAAGCAGAAAGACTTGAGAAAAAGCGGCAGAAGGGTATTGAAGAAGGTGACAGACTCGAAAAGAACAAGGAAGAACAGGCACGTCTAAAAAAATTGGGCGCAGCTGGCAGATTAAAAGAGAAGGATAAGGCTATTGGTGGCCCAATCAAGACACCTTCCTTTCTCACGAAACTTGCTAAACTCGCTCTTGGTATTGTTGGTGTTAAAATATTCTCTGTAATGATAAAGAACTTTGATAGTATCAAGGCATTTGTCAAAGAGAAGATAATTCCTGCTACTGAAGGCATCTTTACTTTCTTCAAAGAGACCGTGTTTCCATTCGTGAACGATAACTTTAAAGAGATAATGAACGGTTTTGTACTACTCGCCGGTGCTTTCCTTGCCGGTTTTGTCTTCATCAAAATCATTAATGCGGTTAACATGGTACGTAGGGGTATAATTGCAGTAAAGTTAGGAATGCTTGCCACTGGTAAAGGTTTGATGAGTATGGTGACTGGTGTATTATCGAAACTTGGTACGGCAGTTAAGTTCCTGCGAGCCGGATACGCAGCAATAACTGCGTTTACAATGAAGACATTGGTTCCCACATTGATGGGTGCAGTTGCCTCTATGTCGGTTACACTTGCACCTATGCTCCCTATTATTATTGGAGTCGGTCTCGCAATTGCGGGTATCGCATTATTACTAAACAAAGTCAAAAATGCACTAGGTTTTGATAGTATTTTCGATGTTATGTTGTTAGGTGTCGAACATATGAAAGATGGACTTGCTGTTGTTGCCAACTTCTTTATTAAAATAGCACAGAAGTTGGCAGGTTTAGGTGGTGGACTATTAGAGAAATTGGGTATTAAAGTACCAGATTTTGTCAAGAACCTTGAAAACGCAGAATTGATGGATACTAATGGAGCAGAGAAGTTCAAGGCATCTGTGTATGAGAAACAAGAGAAGGCAGAGAAACTGAAAGGGTCTCAACTTTCAACCATCCCAACTAAAGAAATGGAAAAATCAGGTAGGAGTGGTCGTAAGTTAGACGCATTATCCACTGGTAGAAATGACGTTGAAAATATGTCGGCAATGGGTGGTGGTAATCTTGCAGTACAGAACATAAGTGCACCAACCACTACTAACAACTCTCAGAGTAGTGCAGTGTATGGTGATGCGTCTCCGGCTACAGATGACCTAGATCGAGTGGCATTTGGTTGATACACGCATTCCTACTTATTGTAATGGTGCAGGGGGATATCATATCTCAAGATATGTATTTCCGTAGTATTCATGTGTGTAATGACTATGCCCATGCCCTTGTTCATGGACAACATAAGAACATTCATCATAACGCAATGGTAACAGCCTATTGTATCCCCAAGAAAGTGAACGAGTCAACAACAGTTTACGACAGATAAAAAAAAGGGTCTCCGAAGAGACCCTATAACCATCACGGTTTATCCCAAGGCAGGATTCTTTCCTAGTCTTCAGCAGCGAGTTTCGCAAAGTATGACAAGGTGTCATCTTCATTTCCTGTCGCGGCAATCGTAGGTTCTGGGGCAGTGTTAGACACTACGGTTGGTTCCGAAGACTTCCAAGGTACACTCTCAGCAGTCTGAGATAACATATCATTCTTAACTGTTGCACCAGCACCAGTTGCTTGACCAAGTACTACTTCTAAACGTGCTTTCAGTTCATCGTAAGACTTATACGAAGACTCTGCAACAAACTCTGTCATATCATGCAACTGATTATAAGTTGACTCAAGTTTAGTTTCATCCGCATCTAAGAACGAAGTTACTCCTTTAAACTCTGATTTGTCATAGTTGCGGTATCCTGCGACATTGCGAATCTTTAACTGGAAATCAGCACCGTTCCAGAAATCGAATGGGTTTACAGGTGTCTCGCCTGGAAACTGTGGTTGCATCACATCCATAATCTTATCAAAGATTTTCTTACCGAAGTCGTAAAGGAATACTTTACCTTCATTGGCAGGATTGGATGGGTCAGATACTACCATGACATTTGCGACATAGTGTAGTCTACGTTTTTGTTTACGTGCGACTTCTTTGTCTTCATCGATACCACTGTTCCAAAGACGTGAGTTATACTCACTCACTGGGTCGTTCTGTCCGTTAAGAGTAGTCAGAGACTTCTCAACGTACCATTGACCAGTAGGCCCTTTAAAGAAGTGATCGAAGTATCGAACCCACGGAAGTTCTTGACCTTCAGCGGCAGGAAGGAAACGAATCTGTGCGAAACCGTTACCGTTATCATCAACAGTTGGTTTCCAGAATCGTAAATCTTCGTACTTGTTTTTAGTTTGTGTTCCCCCACCAACTTGTTGAGCGGCAGCTGCCAACTTCGACACGTCAAGGGAATTAGATTTTAGGTTTGCAAAAGACATTGTATTACTCCGGTATTATTTATATTGGTTATATTATTTGTATTAAGTGTATGCATTGTATCATAATAAAGAAAGAAAGTCAAGCTATTATTTATCACTTGGCAATCTTTCACCTTTTTCAAGAAAATTAAGATTCATAGCTTCCAACTCAATCTTCTCCTTGATGGATACCGCGATATACTTCTTGATATCCTCAATCTCTAAGTTGTTATCTTCACAGAGATAAACAACGGCATCAATGTAATTCATTGACTTGTATCGTACCGTATCTTCTACCATACGGGTAAACTTCTTTCTGTTCATGAAACTAGACTCTTCTTGCGAGGAATCTACTCCACCCATTTGAAACTCAACTCTCATCGACAATATCCTCTTCTTCAACTTCTTCATTATTAATAGGGGAATATATCTGAGTTCCGAACTCAGCTTCCAACTCTCTAGTCCAAGTTGTTGCTATATCTGGATACCAAGTCCCGTAACTTCTCTTAGGTCTACCATCATCATAGTATGCCATAGTAGTACAGACAGTCATGATACGAGATTCTCGTTTCTCACCATACCTAAAGTCACTCCATATACCACCACTGAGATACTTCTTCATGTTGGATATGTAAACTTCTAGGTCGATATATTGTCCTCTTTCCTTAGAGACCTTAGAGTCCTTGAACATCGACATTCCTTTCAGTTCAAGTTGGTTTGCTTTCAACCACTCCTTAACTTTCTTCCAGTGTAGAAAATGATCTTCAGGTTGGTTTCGTAAGTCTTCATGTACTGACTTACTACCGTCCGCCCCTCTCGCTTCACGTGCCTTCGCAAGACGTTCTGTCGCTGCAGCCTTCTGTGCATCAGACATCGGTTTGCGTTTACGTTTAACTTTCTTGCGTTCGAAACCAAGTTCTTTCAAAGAGGCGAGTTTCTTCGCCTCTCTGGTTGCCTTTGCCTTCTGCGCTGATGTAAGTTTTTTAGTGACCATAGTATTATATAGTATACTTTATAGAGTGTTAAAAGTCAAGAGCGAATCAACACGAAATGAACGCCAGTCTGATACATCCAGATCGAACACACGTACTGCGAGTTGGTTCTTCTCAGTGTTTGCGTTTGCATCTGTCTTAGGCATCTTGTCTACCGGAATCATATCTTCCACCAGAGTTGCTCTCATTTCACGTACTGCATTATCTTTCACTTTAGTGAACGACAAGTTTACTACACCTAGGCGTAGGGTGTTAACAATTTCTTCATAAGTCATATTGTTCTCCATTATCATTTTTCCTATTGTAGTTTAAAAAGGTGTAGTACTTGAAACACAAGAACGAAATATCTAGGCAGAATCCATCATATAAACTAATACTAATAGATGGGGTCAACCAGAACTCTCTTTCCGATGTCCACTGATTACAAAAACGATGTTCACGTTTGCGATCATAATCATTGATGTCGTGCATTATGCTACTCCTTCCTTAAACCATATTGGGGTTTCGGTATTCTTCCATCTTGCAAAGTCTACCTTTTCTTTTATGTAGTAGAAACGGTATGCTTCTACTGGGTCTTCACGTTTGCAATACTCAGGCATTGCTTGGGCGAATTTTGTAAGTCTTCCGACTAAATTTATATTACGTGGTGCAAACCATACATAACCACCTAGTTTATCATAGGTCATGTGTACACGTCCGTATCGTTTCTCATACTCCTTCGCAGTTGCTTGGAAGTGTTTGAACAACCATCGGTAGTTCGCTGCATTCTCACGTATCCATATGTTGGACGGGTGATTGACATGTGATGCTTTGTACAAGTCTTGTTCTTGTGCAGCACCCCTCAGTCTCCACCGTTTGATGTTACGACCATTCTTAGTCTTGTCTGTATACAACTCACCATCTAGTACACGATGTGCGGTAGACAACATCTGACCATACTCAGTGACCATCTTGACCACGTGTTTGTCACACATCATCTGTGCGGCAAGTATAGGGTCTTTGTCTAAGTGGAATATATTCATAGATGTGATATCTCCGCAAGTATTTGTTCTACCTGACCAATGTTTTGATAACCAAGAACATTGTCCGTTATGGGTGTAGTATAACACAACTCACCTTCGTTG